AAGACAACAAGGCGAGCGAATATGCAACCCTTGCAAAGGGTCAAGGGTACGAACCTGTCCAGAAACTTAAGGTCGAACCAATGACTCTGAAAGCATTGGTCAGAGAGCGTCTGGAATCTGGACAAGAGATGCCCTCTGATCTATTTAATGTGTTCGCAGGAAACAGAACCAAAGTAACGAGGAGTAAATAAACATGAACCAAGTAGCAGAGAAAAAGTCTGCAGGTCTTCCTTCAAATATGTTTGAAGACGATGCAGCAAAAGGTTTAGGTGCAATAGGTCAAGAAGATCTTGCCCTGCCTTTTTTAAAAATCCTTGGACAACTTTCACCAGAAGTTAACAAACGTGATGGTAAGTATGTTGAAGGTGCAGAGCCAGGAATGATTTACAATTCTGTCTCTGGAGAACTCTATGATGGAGTAAAAGGTATCGATGTAATTCCATGCTTCTATAAATTGGAGTACATTGAATGGAAAGATAGAGGAGAGGGTCTTGGTGCACCAGTTGCCATTTATGATTCATCTTCTGATATCATGTCCAAAACAAAACCTGATGCAAACTACAAAGATAGATTACCAAACGGTAATTATATTGAGAAGACTGCATCACACTTTGTTATAGTGTCGGGAGATAGTCCATCAACAGCGTTGATTTCTATGAAATCTACTCAATTAAAAATTAGTAGAAAGTGGAACTCAATGATGTCTGGTATTAAGATGAAAGGTGCAAACGGAATGTTTACACCAGCATCTTTCAGCCACATTTACAAACTAAAAACTACCCAAATGTCAAATGATAAAGGCACTTGGTTTGGTTGGGAAGTAAGTAAAGTTGGCCCAGTAACTGACAAAGGTCTTTACGATCAAGCCAAGGGTTTTAGCGATAGCATATCTAAAGGAAGTGTTAAGGCTAAACATGGTGAAGAGAAACCAAAGGACCAAGCTAGCATTATATAATTCCTACGGGAATATGTGCACAGTGTGGGCCGAAAGCGAGAGTGGACGGCCCACATAGCAGTTATTATGGAACGATATATAGAATATTTTGATGGATACAGAAATGCCTATGGTGTGGCTGACTTCAGTCACCAGGATTCTAAAACAGATCCTGAGACAGGTAAAAAGAAACCTGTCTACAGATGGAACTTTGAAGAACTTACCAAAGACATCTATCAACAACATCTAGATGGTAAACTATCTATTGGTATACAACCATGCACAGAAGACTCAGAAGTCAGGTTTGGTGTTATAGACATAGACCCAAAAGATTATGCTGACTTTAATAAAAAAGATTACATAGATATTATACAACAATACGAATTACCTTTACTACCAGTCGAATCTAAGAGTGGTGGATTACATTTATTTTTATTTTTAAATACGTTTACAGATTCTAAAACTGTAAAATCTTTTCTTACAAATTTATTGTCTTTGTTTGGACTCAAACAAGATACAGAAATATTTCCAAAACAAACACAGCTTACAAAAGATAGTGAGACAGGTCAGCTACGACCAGGACAATTTATAAATTTACCATACTTCGGGGAGGAACGTAAAGCTTTGAACGTTGACGGTACGACGTTTACGCTGGATCAGTTTATGAAAGTGATCAGTGCAAACCTGGTTACAAAAGAAAGACTGAAAGAAATTACAGAAGAGATAGAAACAAAAAGTATGGAAGGTGTGGACGAAGAATTTGTAGATGGTCCACCATGTCTAGCAGCGATATCTAAGATAGCAAACAAACCAGATTTCGATGGTAAAGATAGATTTATGTACAACTACCATGTCATGGTAAAACTAAAGTATCCAGACAATTGGGAACAGAAAGTAAAAAATGCTCCAGTAAAATATTTTACAGGTGCAGATGCAAATGCGTGGGATGATAAAAAGCTAACTGCAAAAACTAAATCATGGAACAGAGGATCTAAAGGTTACAAGTGTAATGAAAGTCCTTTGAGTGAGCATTGTAAAAAAGGTATTTGTGTAAAGAAAAAGTTTGGAGTCTTACGTGGTACAAAAGGTTCTTACCCTGCACTTACAAATCTAAAGAAGATAGATCTAGATCCAGAACCAGAATACGAATTTGATGTAACAAAACCAGATGGTATCAGTACAGCCACAGTACACTGTAGAACTGTAGAACATTTAAATGATCAACGTAAAAGAAGAAATGCAATATCAAAAGCTGCTGGATTCTTTCCACCACTAATCAAAGGTGAAGAAGAACAAACAATTATGGACGCGTTGTACGCTACACAGAAAGTAGTACAGCCACCTGTAGGTACATCACCAAAAGAAAAATTACATGATGTATTACATGCAAAAATAAATGGACCAAAAGCTACAAGCGATGCTGCATTTAAAACTGGATCAGTATTGATTGAAGGTGACTATGCATACTTTAAGTTTGATAAATTTTACGACAAACTAAAAGCAAAAAATTGGAAGTATAGTGAAGATAAGACAGGTCGTATGATGCAGGTTACATATCAAGAATGTGAAATAGAATTTTTAGAACAAAAAAGATTCCCATCAAAAGAAGCAGGCAAGTATCACTCATCAACAAAAAATATTATACAAATAAATATAAAAACATTTGAAGAAGTACCTATCCATCACACACAAACAAAACACAAGACGGATATAATATGATCAGTAGAAAATTATTTGGGCCTCCGGGAACAGGGAAAACAACAAAGCTATTGAAGTATGTTAAAACATTTTTAAAACTTGGAACACCTATTGATAAGATAGGATACTTTGCATTTACAACCAAAGCTGCAAACGAAGCTATCGACAGAATGTTAGATGCATATCCAAAGTATCAAAGAAAAGATCTTAAACATTTTAGGACATTGCATTCTCTTGCTTTCAATCAATTAGGTATGAAGAAAGCTCAGGTTATGCAGGACGAACACTACGAAGACATAGGTAGACAGCTGGGTATTGAGGTTACAGTTTATTCTAATGGTGAAGAGTCCACAGGTTTTATTAATTCTGACAGTGAGTATTTTAACCTAATAAACTCAGCCAGGATAAAAAATATTACGATAGAAGAAGAATACAATACGGACATGTACTCAGGGGACATGGACAAGAGGTTGTTAAAAATCATAGCTGATGAAGTAATAAATTACAAAAAATCTTACGGCCTTATAGACTTTACAGATATGATTGACAAATTTATTGTGTCAGGATTGTGTCCGAAATATGATGTAGCATTCGTTGATGAAGCTCAGGATCTGTCACCAATACAGTGGAAAATGTTCAATATTATCAAGGAAAATAGCAGATATGTTATATTAGCAGGCGATGATGATCAAGCAATTTATGGCTGGGCAGGCGCAGATGTAAAAAAATTTCAGCAGGAAATTTCAAAGAAGGACATAATTTTGCCACAATCTTACAGGGTTCCACAAAACGTACAAAACATTGCAGACAAAATATTAAAACTAATTCCAGAAGATAGACGTGTACAAAAAAATTGGAAGGCAAGAGAAGAACAAGGCACAGTAAATTATGTTTACAGTCTTGAAGATGTACCAATTGATGAAGGCAATTGGTTAGTTCTTGCAAGATACAACGACAAATTAAATAGACTCAAACCTTTTTTAAAAGAACGTGGTATCTATTTTGAATACAAAGATCGTAAGAGTTACAAGATAACCTTGTTTAGATCTATTCTAAACTACATACGTTGGCAAAAAGGTGACGATTTATCTTTAGCAGAAGTTAGAGGTGTTTTAGAATATAGTCCACTGCTTGTCATGGACGAACCTACGGAAGAAAAAATGTATAATTTAGAAGAACTTGGTTTTGACAAGAGAGCACCCTGGTACGATGTATTTACATCTGATTATGAAGAGTGTTTATACATAAGAGAAATGTTAAGCAACGGAGAAGAATTAAGAAAGGACCCAAGAGTAAAATTGTCCACGATACATTCTGCAAAAGGTGGTGAAGCAGATAATGTATTATTAATATTAGATAACACAAAAACAATACGAGATGCAGTTGAGAAAAGTTTTGATAAACAAGATGAGGAACATAGAGTTTGGTATGTAGGTGTAACTCGTACAAAACAAAACCTGTATATCATGGCAGCAAAAAAGGAGGATCAAGGTTATGACATCGAAAGTTTGGGATAAACAACATGGAGGATCACATTATCAAAAATATAAAATACAGCCGAGTAAGTTTGTAGTGGAGAATGAGTTGTTATATCCTGAGGGTTGTGCTATAAAATATATTATTCGTCATCGTGACAAGAATGGGAAGGAAGACATATTGAAAGCCATACATTTTTTAGAAATGATTATCGAAAGGGACTACAGTGAAAATTCCTAAGTTTGAGGCACAAACTGAGTGGGTAAAACCTACAGAGTTTCCAGACCTACGAGACGTAGATGAAATAGCAATTGACCTGGAAACAAAAGATCCTGACTTGATTAAGAAAGGATCAGGTTCTGTTATCGGTAATGGTGAAGTTATAGGCATAGCTGTTGCTACAAAATTTTACAAAGGTTATTTTCCTATTGCACATGAGGGTGGCGGTAACATGGACAGACAAAGAGTATTGTCTTGGTTAAAAGATATACTTGAAGCCCCATCTACAAAAGTTTTTCACAACGCTATTTATGATGTGTGTTGGCTACGGGCAATGGGATTTAAAATAAACGGTGACATAGCCTGCACAATGATTGCATCTGCGTTGACCGATGAGAACAGATTTCGTTATGATCTCAATAGTTTATCATGGCACTATCTTGGTTATGGTAAGAACGAAGCTGCACTTGCAGAAGCTGCAGAAGAGTGGGGCATTGATCCAAAATCAGAAATGTACAAACTACCTGCAATGCATGTTGGTGCATACGCAGAACGAGATGCTGAAGTTACGTTAGGACTTTGGCAAGAAATGAAAAAAGAAATTATTAGTCAGGACCTAGAGGATATATTTGATCTTGAGTCTGATCTGTTTCCATGTCTTGTTGACATGAGATTCAAAGGTGTGCGTGTAGATGTAGAACGAGCACATGCAATGAAGAAAGAATTTGTAGAACAAGAAAAAGAATTACTGCACAAAATAAAAGGTGAAACAAATATTGATACACAGATATGGGCTGCAAGATCTATTGCAAATGTATTTGATATGTTGAGATTAGAATATCCAACAACAGAAAAAACAGGAGCACCATCTTTTACAAAAAATTTTTTACAAGAACATCCGAATCCTGTTGTTAAGATGATTGCACAGGCAAGAGAAATAAACAAAGCACACACAACTTTTTTAGATTCTATTCTACGTTATGAACATAATGGCAGAATACATGCAGAGATTAATCAATTACGTAACGCTGGGGGTGGCACTGTAACTGGTAGGTTCTCTTACCAGAATCCGAATCTACAGCAGATACCGGCTAGAAATAAAGATCTTGGACCTAAGATAAGGTCATTATTTATACCCGAGGAGGGCCATACATGGGGTTGTTTTGACTATTCTCAGCAAGAGCCTAGGTTGGTAGTGCATTATGCATCTTTGTACAAATTACCCTCTGTATATGATGTTGTAGATGCATATACTAATGACTCTGGTTCAGACTTTCACCAGACTGTGGCAGACATGGCAGAGATACCAAGAACACAAGCTAAGACAATTAACTTAGGATTGTTTTATGGTATGGGTAAAGCTAAATTACAAGCAGAGCTAGGTGTAACAAAAGACAAAGCAGCAGAATTATTTAATACATACCACTCACGTGTACCATTTGTAAAACAATTGATGGAGAAAGCATCTAACAGAGCACAAGACCGTGGACAAATCCGGACATTGTTAGGACGACTATGCAGGTTTCATCTATGGGAACCTAATAGTTTTGGTATGCATAAAGCTATGACTCACGAAGATGCACTCAGGGAACATGGACCGGGAATCAGGAGAGCTTACACATACAAAGCTTTGAACAAATTAATACAAGGATCAGCTGCTGATATGACAAAGAAAGCAATGTTAGAATTATACAAAGAGGGAATCATACCACATATACAAATACACGATGAATTAGATATATCTGTTAAAGATGAATCACATGCAAAAAAAATAATTGAAGTGATGGAAAATGCTGTTACACTAGAAGTCCCAAATAAAGTTGACTATGAGCATGGGGACAACTGGGGTGAGATACATGGGTAATTATTATGGCGTATTTAAATGCAAACATACCAGTAACTTATGCACAAATAAGGAGAGAATATTTATATGATCTTAAAAATCATCATGGCGAAGTTGAAGATTGTGTTGTCTTCGGGATTACTGCGATCACTGGTCGTCCGATTCTGTTCCACGCAATTATGGAAAATGGTGCAGTCTTCTACCGCTTACCGATATCTGCTTTCATACAAAGAGGTTTTAAGCCGGAAGAAGTTCCTCAACGTAGGTTGGATGAACTGGAGTTATGGAATTGTTTTAGTTATTATCCTGCTGTTACTAGTTGGGACATCTTAGACGGACAATCAGGAAAATATATAGGTAAAGATAAAAAATGGCACTGTGGTGCTTATTTATTTACTGTTGACTTTGCACATCCCGAGTCTAATATAGTTGACACTGATCATTCAGAAATACCGCACGAGCATAAGTGCGCTCACATAATGGCCTTAGATGATGGAAATTATGCAGCACAGCCAAACAATCGAATTATTTGGGATATTCCTTCTTTTACTGTTAAGGACGATATCCCGGATTGGAAGGTCCAAACTTCTGAATGGAACGTTGAAGACACGCGTAAATGGAGAACCGAAGACACGGATAACTTCTTTTACGAAATTGAGGAGAAGAAAAATGATTAAAAAATTTATAAAATGGGTTTGGAATATTTTCTGCTGGCCTTGGAAAAAGTTAGTAGAATGGTTATGGACAAGGTAGTTTATGGCCGATAAAAAACCACTCAACATATCGGAAGAGGCAGCCGTGCAGATGCCTATGAAGACGGTTGCCTCGCTGATCGTTATCGTAGCACTCGGCACCATGGGTTACTTTCAGATTATAGAACGTCTCAATGTTGCAGACACTCGTATACAGATAATGGAAAAGGATCTTGAAGAGAATACAGAGTTTAGAATCAAGTGGCCACGGGGCCAACTTGGGTCGCTTCCCGCGGATTCTGAGCAGTTCATGATGATCGAAGATCTTTATAAGACCACAGATAAATTAAACAAGCATATCGAAAACATGGCATTGAACAAAGTCAATATAGAATTTTTAAGAGGACAAATGGACAAGGTTTTAACAGACATTGAAGATTTAAAAGATAGTGCTAGAGATATGCATTACAAGAATGGTAATGGACAATGATAGAAGCTGTTGTAGGATTACTTATGTTTGTAAATGGAGAGATCAAGGAGGCACGTTTGCAACCCTCGATGGCAGTTTGTTTACGCGGCAAGCGTGAAGCTGAGAGAACTTTTTCTGAATCTGTCACTTACAAATGTTGGAAAGGTAAAGCAGAATTAGAAGATAATATTGACGGTAGTAAAAGTATTAAAAAATTAATAATAGAATGAAAATTCACACAGAAATAGTAAATGGAATCTGCCCTACATGTGATGAGCTCACAATGTTAGTTGGAGTAACAAAACATTTTTATAGATGCATATCTTGTGGTGCAGATCTTGAACAACATGTTAATGGTAAAATAAGTTACATACCTACAATATCACCAAAAACTTTAAAATCAGAGTTCGATAAATACTTCGATGGCCAGGAAATTTAAACAATTTGTAGAGCGGCCAAAGCCTCGTAAACGTCCTGGACGACACACAAAAAGATTAAATAAACATCAAAAAAGACAAATGAAAGGTTGACATTACTTTCTGGGATATTATATTACCCCTATGAAAGAAAAAATAATAACATTAAAACCAAGAAATATTTCACAAAAACAATGGGCTATACTGTTGTTAGAGTTAAATATTTTAAAAAAAGCAT